AAAACATACAAGAAATGTAACCAAAGTCCTAACTTTATCTGGGAGGATGAACCTCCAGGAAAGATACGTTGGTTGACATGGGAAGAAGAAGACCAGTATCTTAACTACTTTTCAGATGTACCTCAGATGCAGGATGTCATAATCTTGGGTTGTGATACTGGTATGAGAGTAGGAGAGATGTTGAATGTTCCATATTCAGATTACAACAATGGTTATGTTAGAATATGGATCAATAAGTCAGATAAACCTAGATCAGTAAAACTAACCGAGAGAGTGCTGGCTATGATTGGTAGAAGACAGATGGAAGATCCTTATGCAGAAACACCTCTTAGTTATTCGTATTCTTGGATAAGAAGATTGATGAAAAGAGCATCAGAAGACTTAGGTTATCCAGATGTTACTATTCACACATTAAGACACACTTTTGCTTCACGTTTAGTACAAGGTGGAAGACCTATTTTTAACGTCCAAGAGTTGATGGGACACAAGACTCAAGAGATGACAAAGAGGTATGCTCATCTTGCACCCGATCATGGTGTAGAAGACATAAGCGTACTAGAACAGCGTGGTGTGGATTTGGTGCAATCTGGTGTAAAAATGGAGCAAAATTACACCAACATTCAAAAAACTGAATATCTAACTCATTGATATTACAGTGGAGAGATGGCCGAGTGGTCGAAGGCGGTAGACTCGAAATCCATCTTAATTAATTCCACCAGTAATATAATGTATATCTAGTTGAAACTATTGCATGTATCCTAGACAATTATCTAGCACTACATGTGAGATAATATTTACCCTTGGTGTGATATGGTGTAATTAATGAGAAAGACTCCCAAAGATTATTTAGTACCTACTCCTCAGTTGGATGTTATTCTACTTGCCCTCCGTCAGCTAGAGATGGATCTAAAAGGCATACAGACGATGATCAATAACTGGCAGGAAGATGGGTATGGTGTAGGTGAAACTAAAGGTTCTAACCAAGCAGATAAAGACAGACCATTCGTATGACCTTGGAAGAAAAGCAGTTAAGCCTTGAAGAAGGCATGGTGACCTACGGTATTGAGAAGTATAGGAAACAGGTAAGAGAAGTACAAACAAAAGCTACAGAGAGTGTATCACTACACGGCATTATGCTGATGAAGTATAGTGTAGATGCAGTAGAAAAGAAACTTAAAAGGTATCTCAATGATGCTTTTGACGGGCAGGTAGGTAAGAAGCATCATACTGCATCCTTATTAGTTCAGTTAGATCCTGAAGTGTCTTCGTACTTGGCTCTTAAACTAACGATTGATGGTGTATCATCAAGACAGAATTTTACACGTGTAGCTAGTAAAATAGGTCAGGCTATTGAAGACCAGATAAAGTTTGATATATGGAAAGATAACGATACTAAACTCTTTAACTTTTTAAAGACAAAACTCTCAAAGAAAACTGCATCAAGACACTTCAGAAGGTTTGGTCTTGTTAGACAGTGTAAATCTCTTATTGAAGTGGAGCATATTGAGTTCTGGAACCAGAAGGAGAGAATTCATGTAGGTTCAAAGATGCTTGATATTCTAGTTACATCAACAGGTCTTATACGTGTTCAAGTAGTCACTGTCAGCAGGAAGAAAAGAGAACTGATAATTATACCTACAGATAAGACACTTGATTGGATAGACTTAGTTAATGAAAGAGGAGAGGTATTGAGTCCTGCATTCAAGCCTATGGTAGTACCTCCTAAAGATTGGAGTGGGTTCTATGATGGAGGATACCTCAATTATAGACTCCATTTCATAAAGGTACGAAATAAAGAGGTAATGGAGGACTTATCTAAGTTAGATTTAGATATTGAGTACCAATGTGTAAATGCATTACAGAAAACAAAATGTGCTATTAACCTTCCAGTGTATACAACTCAAAAGAGTGCATGGATGAGTGGTGCAGAGATAGGATCAATGCCTAGTCGTGAATCGATAGACATACCTCCTTCTCCTGTTCCTTCCTATCTAAAAAAGAAGGAGATGGACTCAGAGACTTTTGAGGAGTTTGTAGCGTGGAAGAAAGTTGCTTCTGAAATCTACGAGGAGAATGTACGGAGGACCAGCAAAATCCTACAGTTTTTAAGAACTATGAAACTAGCAGAAGAGTACTCCAAGTTCTCAGGGTTTTACTTTCCTTACAATACAGACTTCAGAGGGAGAAAGTATACGATACCTGCGTTCTTGACTCCACAGGGTCCAGAGTACAGCAAAGCACTTTTAACTTTTGCAAAAGGAAAACCTATTGAGACACAGGAGCAGGAAGATTGGCTTGCTATACACGGTGCTAACTGTGCTGGTGTAGATAAGGTGTCCTACTATGACCGTATCAAGTTTGTACGTGATAACAATGATGCAATCATACAATCGGCTCAAAACGGACTTAAATGTGACTTCTAGCAGAAGATGGATGACCCCTGGCTTTTCTATGCATTCTGTCATGAGTGGGCTGAATATAAAAGGCATGGTAAGGGGTACAAGTCATCTCTTCCTGTTGCCCTAGACGGTTCTAACAACGGACTACAGCATTACAGTGCAATGTTACGCTGTCCTGTAGGTGGAAAGGCTACTAACCTTACTCCAGAGGATACTCCACAGGACATATACCAGGATGTAGCCGACCATGCCCTTAAAGAAGTAAGGAAACTAGCTTCAAAGGGTGACAGAATGGCTATTGATTGGTTGAATTCAGGTCTTATAAATAGAAAGATGACTAAACGTCCTGTGATGGTGGTTCCTTATGGTGGAACCTTATATAGCTGTCGTAATTATGTTGAAGATTATGTACGGGAGATGTTCTACAAGGGACATAAAAACCCTTGGAAGAATACACAACTTTACATTCCTATAAACTGGATTACCAAGTTTATCTGGGATGCAATAAGTGAAGTTGTAGTATCTGCTAGAGAGGCAATGGATTGGATTAGAGATGTTGCAAGGAGAATGTCTCGTAAGAACATACCTTTAGTATGGAAGACTCCTACTGATTTTGTAGTCTATCAGCAATATCCCAATATAAAGAAACATAGGATAAAAACCACTATTGACGGTACTCTCATAAGACCCACTCTAGGGACTGAGGAGTTTAAAGATATAGACCGTCAACGTGCAGTAAATGGGTCTGCTCCTAATTTTGTACATGCATTAGATGCGTCTGCCTTGACAAATACAGTCTACATGTGCAATAATGACGGAATTGATTCATTTTGTATGATCCATGATAGTTATGGGACTCATGCAGCAAACACTCCACTGCTTGCAAAACGCTTGAGGGAAGCATTTATAAATCTCTACAAGCAGTATGATGTATTGGAGGATTTTCGTCAATCGGCCCTTGAGGTATTAGATGAAGTTCCAGAACCTCCTAAGAAGGGAAATCTGGATCTTGATGGGATTATGCAATCTAAGTATTTTTTTGCATGATATCAGTTACTTGTGAGTTAATAGCATGAAAGGGCCATTCTCAGTAGTCGAACTATGTCAAACCTAATAAAAAGAGTGAAACGGCTTATACGTGAAGATAAGCCAATACCAGTTGATGTTGAAGCCAGACTCCTTGAGTACGGTGTTGATGTCAACTATTTGATTAACCATTTCTCAAGGAAGATATGGCAGTAAACAGAGAGGTGAGTCCAAAAGGAATCGGGAGGTTCGTGATGATCGACAAACCATCAACCAAGTACAAGGAAGATGGTGAGTACATTGTCAAACTTGCTATCCCTGCTTCTTCAAAACAAGCAAAAGCCTTCATGAAGAAGATTGATGGTTGGCTTGAAGAATGTTGGGAAACTCACGGTTCCAAAAGGAAAGCAAACCCTCCGTATGCTGAAGATGGAAATGAGATCCTCTTTTCCTTCAAGCAGAATGGAGTGTTCCGTAGTAGAAAAGATAACACTCACAGGAAAGTGACTATCTCAGTAGTCGATTCCAAGTTGAATCCTGTCAAGGTGAATGTGGGAGCAGGAAGTGAACTCAAAGTTTCCTTCCGTCCTAATCTCTACAAATCACCAGGAGGTGACGGAGTGAAACTGTACATGGATGCAGTGCAAGTGTTGAGTCTAGTGGAATATGTGCCACAAGCTGAACTTGGGTTTTCAGAAGAAGAGGGTTTTGAAGCTTCAGAAAACGAAATCGGTAGCGGGTTCAAAGAAGAAGAAGGATACGCAGAAGAAGAAGGAGCAGAAGACGAAGACTTCTAACAACAAGTATCGTTCCAAACTTGAAGCATCCGTTGCACAGAACTTAGAAGAACAGAAAGTCATATATATGTACGAGTGGGATTGGATTGATTACACAGTCGAACGTAAGTACAGACCAGACTTTCTGTTACCTAATCAAATCCACGTAGAAGTTAAAGGATACTTTAGAAGTGCAGACCAACGGAAGCACAGAGCAATTCAGAAACAACATCCTGAGATAGACCTCAGATTTGTTTTCCAGAATGTAAATTCTAGAGTACAGGGATCTCAGATGACATGTGCCGAATGGTGCAACAAATATGGTTTCCTATACTCAGAAGGAACAGTACCTAAACAGTGGGTTAAAGAAAGAATTAAACGACAACCTCAAAAGAATACACGACAGAATGTTACAAGAAGAAAAAGATGATGTAGGTGGTGATTATGAACACAGAACCACAGTAGAAGAAGAGGAAGAAACGGAGGATGATGTGGACTACACAGAAAAGTTTACATTAAAGATGCAAGCAGGATGGACTCCACCAGGGCAGAAGCTTTGGAGGGTGGGTGATGATTGGGACCGCACAGTTGAAATGAAGTTTGAAGGTCAGTACTTGGGAGAGATACTTGACCAATTCAAGACTTTCATGAAGGCATGTGGGTTTAGTTATGTAACCAAACTTACTGCATCAACAGCAGTAGGTGAAGATTACGAGTCTGAAGAAGACATATAATGGAAGAGGAATCTAGGTGTGTGGATCATGTTCCGTGTCCTAGATGCGGATCTAAGGATAATCTTGCGTTATATGATGATGGTCACACTTGGTGTTTCACACCGGGATGTGGTTACAGAGATTCTAAACATAATAATGAGAGGGTGGAACAAGTGGATTTTGTAGATGGTGTATGTGAAGAACTCAGGAAACGTAAGATACGACATGAGACTGTAGAGAAGTGGGGTTACACCACTGGAACTTTTAAAGGCAAAAAAGTACAGGTTGCCAACTATAAAAGTGCAGGAAGGGTGATCGCACAGAAACTTAGATTCCCTAATAAAGATTTCCTATTTATAGGTGATCTCAAGAATGCTGGATTATATGGACAGCATCTCTGGAGGGATGGTGGAAAGATGGTGACAGTAGTTGAAGGTGAAGTGGATGCACTTTCACTGTCACAAGCCTTGGGAAACAAATGGCCTGTGGTCAGTATTCCTAACGGTGCTGCTGGAGCTAGGAAGGCTTTAGCACGTGAACTGGAATGGCTTGAGAAGTTTGATACGGTAGTCTTGATGTTCGATCAAGATGATGCAGGAGTGAAAGCCGTTGAAGATTCCGTCCCACTATTCTCTCCAGGGAAAGTTAAGGTTGCATCTCTTCCTATGAAAGATCCTTCTGAGATGTTGATGGAAGGAAGAGAAAGAGAGATGGTTGATGCTATCTGGGGTGCAAAGGTCCACCGTCCAGATGGAATCATAGATGGAAAGGACTTATGGAACTTAATCTCCAAACAAGAGCAGATTGAAGCTTCTCCTTATCCTTTTGCATCTCTTAACTCTATGACTCAGGGGATACGTAGAGGTGAGATTGTTACTCTCACAGCAGGATCGGGTGTAGGTAAGTCTCAGGTATGTAGAGAGATTGCTAACCACCTTCTTCTCATGGGTCACAAGGTAGGCTACTTAGCCTTAGAAGAGAACAACAGAAGGACTGCACTAGGATTTGTAGGGTTATACCTTAACAAGCCTATACACCTTCAAAACATTGAGGTAGATCCAGAAGACCTCAAGAAAGCTTTTGATGAGACACTTGGTACAGGAAACCTATTTCTCTATGACCATTGGGGAAGTATGGAACCTGAACACCTCTTCAGTAAGCTCAGATACATGGTAAAAGGTTTAGGGTGTGAGTACTTGATCCTTGACCACATCAGTATTGTCATTTCAGGAATGGATCGTGGAGATGAAAGACGGTTACTAGACTTTATTATGACTAAATTACGCTCACTTGTAGAAGAAGTGCAGTGTGGACTTCTTTTAGTCTCTCATCTACGCAGACCAAGTGGTGATAAAGGACATGAAGATGGAGCACGTACTTCTCTTTCTCAACTCAGAGGAAGTCATGGTATTGCACAGTTAAGTGACATTGTAGTTGGCTGTGAACGTGATCAACAAGGAGAGAATCCTAACCTTACTACAGTACGAGTCCTCAAGAACAGATGGACAGGTGAAACAGGTAAGGCTTGTAAGCTGGAATACTCCAAAGAGACAGGTCGAATGACAGAGGTAGATTTTGATCGTGATTCTTCTGATGAAGATCCTTATGGGTTTAATAAGAACGATGGAACCTCGGATTTTTAATGAAAAAAATCTTAGCAGTTTTAATGATTAGGTTTTGCATATTATTTCTCCACACGTGTTATCAACCTGTGCATGGTAGATATCCACACTGGAAGCGAGGAAGTTACTATGAGCAAGTATATCATTGATTTAGAAGCAGATGGTTTACTAGACACCATCACCAAGGTATTCGTTGTTGTTATAAAGAATATCAGTAGTGGTGAACGATGGGTGTTGAAGACAGAAGGTGAGATACGAGAAGGTCTTGCTCATATACAAGACCAACATCTCATTGGACATAACCTGCTTGGGTATGATCTCCAGGTACTCAAACGGTTCTTCGGATTTGAAGTAGACATCTCACAGGTGATTGACACATTAGTACTTTCTCGTCTGATCTATCCAGACATGAGAGCACGTGATGCAAGGTCTAAGTGCATGGCTACTAGGTATTGGGGAAGTCACTCCTTGGAAGCTTGGGGTTACAGACTTCAGAAGTTGAAAGGTGATTACGGTAATGGAATAGATGCATTTACTGAGTTGACTCAGGAGATGATTGATTACTGTATCCAAGATGTTGAGGTTACAGAAGAACTTTACAATGTTGTGAGTGATAAGACTTCTGAACAAGCATCTGATCTTGAACACAAGGTAGCAGAAGTATGTTACCAACAAGAACACTACGGGTTTCCGTTTGATATCCGTAAAGCAGCTGCTCTTTACGCTCAACTGTCAGAAAGACGGTCTATACTTTACAAAGAACTACGAGATGCTTTTGGATCGTGGGTCTTAGATGAAGGAGAACGAAAGAAAGGACTGTACCACAAGGTAAAGATAGTGGGTTTTAATCCTAACTCTCGTCAGCACATAGCAAAGCGTTTAAAAGAGTTGAGAGGTTGGGAACCAGTTGAGTTTACACCTTCAGGTGAAGCAAAGGTAGATGAGAAGGTACTCAATAGCCTTGATTTTCCTGAAGCTCAGTTAATGGCTGAGTATTTCATGATTAATAAACGTATTGGTCAACTTGCAGAAGGTGATCAAGCATGGCTTAAACTTGAAAGAAATGGAAGGTTACATGGTAGGGTTAACACGATGGGGTCAGTCACATCTCGTTGCTCTCATTCGCATCCGAACACGGCTCAAGTTCCGAGCGTTAAAGCACCCTATGGGAAGCAGTGTCGAGAACTCTTTAAAACAGATCCGGGTTTTTCCCTTTTGGGATGTGATGTTTCTGGGCTTGAGTTGCGGTGCTTGGCTCACTATATGGGGAGGTTTGACAGTGGTGCATACGGTAAAATCTTGCTTGACGGTGATATTCATACTGCCAATCAAGAAGCTGCTGGGCTGGACAATAGAGATCAAGCAAAAACTTTTATATACGGTTTCCTGTATGGTGCAGGAGACACCAAAATCGGTCAGATCGTTGGTAAAGGGGGCAAGGAAGGAAAGAAGTTAAAGGATAAGTTTCTTACACAGTTACCTGCATTAAAAAACCTCAAAAAAGCAGTTCAAAAACGTGCAAAGAATGGATGGGTCTTAGGTCTGGATGGTCGCAAAGTACCGATCAGACATGAACATGCTGCTCTAAACACTCTACTGCAATCAGCAGGTGCAATCATTTGTAAAAGATGGGTAGTCGAACTAGACCGAATGTTACAGGAGTCTGATTACGAGTACGGAAAGGACTACGCACAAGTAGCATTCGTTCATGATGAAATTCAAATGTTAGTACGAGAGGGCATAGAAGATGAAATCGGAAGACTCGCAGTCAGTGCAATTGGAGTTGCCGGGGATACCTACAAGTTTAGAATCCCCCTTACAGGTGAATACAGGTACGGAGGTAGTTGGTCAGCTACCCACTAGCAGAATCGGACAAGCAGGTGAACATCTTGTGTGTTATTTGTTCCACATGTGGAATTATAATCTGCATAAACCCTTAACAGACAGAGGTGGTTATGATTATGTAGTAGAGAGAAAGGGTTTATGGAAAAAAATACAGATTAAAAACACTAAGAACTCAACAATAAGACTCTCTAGAAATGGTGCTCTAGGTAGTATACATGTAAATAAAGAGTACGAAGAAGGAGATTTTGATTATATCTGTGTTTGTAGCGGTCTAAATGTATATGTAGTTCCGTTTAGAAAACTCAACTTCACAGGTTCATTTACTTTTTCCCAGTACCCAGAGTACTGCTATGATTTAACTAATCCTGAAACCTATACCTACCGTCCCAATATAGTACAATGAAAGAGTCAGAAGAACAGTTAATAGCATACGTTGATGCAGATATTTGGGTGTACAGAATCACAGCATCATGTGAGAAACCTGTGAACTGGAAGGGTGACTTG